TGGTGACGTTGCCGCCGGTCGAGCCGGCCGCGACGCGGAGCACGGTGAGCTCGGGTTCGGCCTTGGCGATCGTGTGCCCGTTGCTGGTGCCCGGGTTGAGGGTGACCGCGGTGAGCGAGGAATCCGTGACTCCCGCGTTGGGGAGAAAGTTGCTGTACGCAACGGCGGTGCGTGCCATGGTGGCGTGCCCTCCTGATCAGGTCTGGGACGCGATGGCCGTGGCCAGCGCCTCGGGACGGATGACCTTCGCGCCGTACAGCGCCAGGCCCTTGACCGCGTCCGAGAAGCTGCTCTCGGGTCGGTAGGCCTCGGTCTTGTTGATCTGCTCGGCGAAGGAGATCGCCGTGCCGTTGCCCGCGGTGACCACGTAGTCGTCGCCGGTCGGGTTCGGGGCGTTGTTGGACCGCATGATCGTGAAGCCGCCCGACGAGCCGACGATGCCGTTGCGGAAGGCGTTACCGCTGTCGCCGGACTTGTCGGCGTTGATGAAGTTCGGGTCGAGCAGCGCGCGACCGTAGAGCCACGGCGGGATGACCATCCACCGGTTCTCGGCCGGCACGTTGGCCTGGTCCAGCGTCACGCCCAGCGGGACGACGATCTTCGAGTAGAAGTACTCGGGGTTCGCGACCGGGACCGCGATGGTGCCGAGCTGGTTCGCGGACTGCGCCTGGGTGTAGAGGCTGGCCAGGTACTGGTCGACCACGTCGGAAAGCCCGTAGGACGCCTCGGACATGGCCTGCGGCATCACGTCGCCCTTGGCCTGCCGCTTGTCGACGTCATCGACCTTGAACGCCCAGTACTTCGACTGGTCGACGACCAGCGTGCGCTGTGCGTCGGTCAGCTCCTCGGGCGTGATGACCGTCTGGTTCGGGACGTAGGTCCCGATCGTCGGGCGGGAGATCGAGGTGATGCGGACGGTGTCGCCCGCTTCCTGGATCTCGCCCTCGTAGTCGCGGTTGACCATGCCGGGCCCGCCGTACACGAGGTTCTTGCGGAGTGCGACCAGGAGCTTGGCGGACCAAATCTCCGGCCGGAAACGCTTGATGGACATCGGTTTCCTCTCGGGGTGGTTATCCGCCGAGGTAGTCGCGGAGCTGACCCTTGCGGTGAGCCTCGTCGATCTGCTCGGGCGTCATCTTCTTCACGTCCTGCTCGCTGAGCTGCTTGGGGCCGCCGGTCCCCTTGCGGGCGCCGCCGTCTCCGGTCCCCTGGAACCTGGGCTCGGCTGCCTTTGCGGCAGTTCCCAGGTAGGGGCGCTCCTTGAGGAGGTCTTCGATCGCGTCGGCGATCTCGGTCTCGTCGACCTGGCCGTCCTCGTCGACCTCGAACTGGGTCAGGTCGAGGAAGGCGAGGGCGTCCCGCGGATTGGTGAGCTTGCCCGCGGCGGCGGCCCGGACCTCGGAGCGCACGATGCGGGCGTTGGCCCGGCCTGTCGCGGCCCGGTCGGCTTCGCTGCGGATCCGCTCCGGATCGTTGGCGTCGCCAGTGCCCTTGAGCTGGTCGCGCTCGGTCTCGGCGGCCTTGCGCCGCTCCCGCTCCGTGCGCAGCCGCTCCTTCATCGACTCGAGGGCCTTCTTGCCGGGGTCGCCGAGCTGGTCGGCGCCCTCCGGGTCCTTGTCATCGTCGCCGTCGTCCTGGTCGTCTCCGGTGCCGGAGTCGTCCTGGTCGTCGGCGTCGCCGTTGTCCTGGTCGTCGTCCTGGTCGTCGCCGTCGGCGTAGAAGACGGGCGACCAGGGGCCCACCGGGTAGGGGTGAGACCAGCCGGCGGCATGGCCACGGGCACGGCGAGGCAGGGTGGAGAGATCCATGTGCGTGCTCCCATTGCGGAAGTCGGGACCGCGCGTTGCGCGCGGTCAGGTCAGATAGCCGAAGCGGCGCAGCATGGCGATCGCCTCGTCGCGGCTCCCGGCGAGCTCGTAGATCTGCTCGGGCAGGAGCCGCGCCGTCGTCAGCCGGTACTGGCGGCCGATGTCGGCACGCACACGGCCCCTGGCGATGTCCCGGGCCCGTTCCCGCCGGTAGAAATGGCCGCGCGTCGTCGTGCCCTCGCGCGTTGCGCGCACCGCCCGTCCGGAGGCGGTCGTGATGGTGTACATGCCCCGACGGGCGTTGACGATCTGGCCCATGTCGGCGCCCTCGCGGATCGCCTGCGCCCCGGCCGCGGTGAACACTCGGTCCTGCTCGGGCCGCGACAGGCCGGCGAAGTAGGACCGCGGATCGACGACGCCCCGGGCGCTGCTGCCGAAGCGGGTCGTGGGGCTGTCCCCGTTGAGCCCGCCGCGATGCTGGTTGCGGGCGATCAGTGTGGTCGGCAGGTGGATGCAGTCGCAGCGTGGGTGCCTCTGGAAGCCCTTGTTCCAGCCGTACTCCACGCCCGCCAAGATGATGCAGCGGGCGCAGGCCGGCGGCTGTACGACGCGGACGTAGCCCTGGATCGTGCGGCGCCCCGTGATGCCGACGCCGACAGCCCCCCTGCCTGCGTCGGCGACCTCCGAGCGCACGATCGTCGCCAGCAGCCCGCGCCCGGCCCGGAGGCCCTCGTCCGCGCTCGCGCCCTGTCCGATGGTCCGGTACGCGGCGATCAGCGGCCGCATCAGCAGCGTGTCCAGCGTCCGTCCGTCCGCGGCGACACCGGCGAACGCTGAGGCGTTGACCGTGTCGGCGGCCTCGGCCTCGGCGCCCTGCGCGGCCGCCGTCTCTGCGACGTAGTCGGTCGCCCCGTCGGCAGCGGCCAACTGGCCCGCGGTCAGGACGGTCACCAGGCGGGGGCCGATGACGGACCAGGAGGCGCGCAAATCGGCGACGTTCAGCAGGCCCCACTCGCGCAAGGCTGCGGCCATGGTGGCGACCGCGATCTTCCGCTGCCGGACCGCGTACTGCCCGGCCAGAGCGAGCGGCTGTGTCACGGCCCGCCGTCCCGGGCCGGATCCTCATGCGGGGCCGACGTCGGATTGATGGCGGGAGGGCCGCCGCCCATGATGGCGGCCACCGGATCCAGTTCGGCCTCCCGAGCCCGCATATCCATCAGCGTCGTGACCTCGGTCGGCGTCAGACCGAAGCGCAGGGCGAGCCACTCGAAGGGGAACCCGATCTGCTTCAGCTTCAGCAGGCTGTCCGTCAGCTGCGCCAGGTTCCGCGACTGCGGGTCCTTCCACAGCACCGTTCCGGCGGCCAGCGCCTTGCCCTTGGCGTCCTCGCCGCGGGCCAGACAGATCAGCTGGAACACCTCACGCAGGGCCTGCCCGAACCACAGCTGCTTCTCCTCGACCCGCTTCACCAGGCCGGTCTCCGCCGCGATCAGCGCGTCCCCGCTGAGGTTGGCCATGCGGCCGATCAGGTAGTGCGCCGGAGTGCGGGTCTGTGCGGCGATGTGCCCGACGGCCACCTCGATGACGTCGGTGTAGGCCGTCAGGTTCGCCGCGTTCCAGCTCTCGACCTTGGCCTCGGGGTTCTCCAGCCACAGGATGCGGTCGGTGACGAACTTCTTCAGGTCGATCGGCCGCTCGCCGACCTTCTGCCCGTTCGCGTCCAGGATCGGCACCTTGGGGATCTCGGCGCCGATGATGATGCGCTGCTCGAGGCTCGCGTAGTCCGCGGTCGTGAACAGCATCGCCCAGATCAGGTTGATGGCGTCCTGCATGGCGATCACACCGGACACGTCCGACACCGGCTCGGAGGCCAGCAGCGGCCGGTTGGGCAGCTCCACCATCGGCACCACGCCCATGGGGTTCGGCTGCGGGTTCGGCTCGCTCTCGAGTTCCCGGGGCGTCCACGACTGGACGACCGCGTCGGCCTCGGCCATCTGCGGCGACTTCTTGTCCCCGGCGGACAGCGGCCGCTCGAACTTCCACACCTCTGTGGGCAGGTACAGCGTGGCGTACTCGCTGAAGCCGTCCTGCCACATCTTCAGCGCGGCCCGCCGCCGGCGCCTCGAGCCCGGCTCGTACTGCACGACGGCCGACGACGCGTCCTCGAACGTCACACAGGGGGTGTCCTCGTCGGAGGGGTCACCCCACACAAGGACGAACGACCGGGCCGCGTTCCCCGCGCCGAGGAACCCCAGCTGCGAATCGGCGTCCAGGCCGTTGCGCTGCCACACCTCCCACAGCTCGGAATCCGCCTTCACGTCGCCAGGCGCCTGCACCCCGGTGACGGTGAGCCGCTCCACCGGCGAATCGGCGACCGGCTGCACCCAGTTGTCCGAGAACCCCTCGTAGCGGTCGGCGCAGTACGTGCGGAACTCGTCCGAGGCGAACCGCAGGGGGTGCTTGCCCCGGTAGTACCGGTCGTGCCGCAGCACCGCGCCCGAGCGGGACGTCAGCTCCGTCGCGAGGACATCGACCAGGCGCCGGGCCTGTTCCTCCGTAGCCACGCTCGCCCCCTCTCATGCCGTGTAGGCGTAGTAGGTGGGCGGTGGCGCGGCCTGGCCCGCGGCGATGGCGTCGGTGGCCGCCTCGTGGGCGAGGATCGATACGACACAGAGGTCGATCTTCTGCTGGTGCGTGGCCTTGCGCAGGACGTACCGGTTCGCCGGCCTGGCTGCTTTCCGGGCGTTCCGCACGTGGATCGAGGTGGTCTCGCATCCGTCGTGCCAGAACTCTGTCTTCGCCTTCGTGACGTCGGTGAGCAGCTGCTCGCACGCCGCGTGCATCTGCGCCGTGCGCTGCGTGTGCCACTCGGTCACCCGCTTCTCGCCGTGCCGGGCCTGCCAGGCCGCGACTTCGCTGGTCCAGTACGGCGGGTCGCAGTACATGCGGACGACTTCGTAGCGGCGCATCAGCTCGTCGACCGCGGCGTCGACCTCGAGCCGCGGTACCTGGCCCTCCCACTCGGCCGGGTCCCAGATACACGGCCGCCGGTCCGGCCCGTAGACCGGGGTGAACTGGTAGCCGTCCAGGGTCTCGGCCCGGATCCCGGTCCAGTCGTCCACGTCCGAGCCGTCGAAGCCGAGGACCACCCGGGCGCCGTCCGGGACCGCTCGAGGCTTTTTCCGGGCGTCCCAGTGGTCCTGCTGGACCCAGGCGCCCATGCCCGCGGTGATTCGGTTGCCGTAGAAGCGTTCCGCCTCGGCCGGCTCCTTCTCCATCAGCTCGGCGGCCTCGCCCTCGATGGCGTCGAGGTCGATGTGCGAACTGCCCGCGTACACAGCGGTGTGGATCTTCCGCCGCTCCGCCTTGTTCGTGTACGAGAGGCCCTTCGGCGGCAGCCGGTGGAACCGGTACACGTCCCGCGCCTTTGTCTCAGCGGTCTTCTGGGCGACCGAGTTCTCGGTGGGGTCCCAGGCGTTCGTCTGCTCGAGGGAGCGGCCCGACATGCCCGCCAGGCCGCGACGTTGGGTTGTCGCCACCTTGGTCATGCCGTTGCCGTCGTTCCAGATGCCCGTCTCATCCTGTGCGGCGAACGTGATCGGGTTGCCGAGACGGGACTGCGCGCTCGAGGTGACGACGTCGATCCGGCCGTCGTTCGGCAGCCGGATGAACTGCTCACCGACCCGCATCACTTCGGACAACGGTCCGTTCCGGATCATCGCCTGGAGAGGTCTGTACGTGTTGTCGGTCTGGTCCTCGGACGTCGCCGTGATCTGGATCAGCGGCTGATTCCACGGCCGGCCCATCGGCTCGCCCGGCTCGTACTCGTACACCCAGCCGCAGCCACAGCGGTGGTCGCGGCAGCGGTACCGCTCCCCGCCCTGCGCCCACCCGTTGAACAGCACCGGGCCGACCGCCTCGGCGGCGATGATGCTCGCCGCCCAGGGGCCCTTGCCGGACTTCTGCGGAGCGACGGCCTGCGCCCGCCGGTAGTGGAAGGCGGTCGAGAGCTGCCCGAGCTGGGCGGTCGGCTTGACCCGGTAGAGGTTGGCCGTGATCCGCAGCTGCCAGTCGTACATCTGGAACGGCTTGGGCCGGAGGTCGAGGCCACCGACGGACTGGAGCAGGCAGTGCCGGGCGATCCAGTCCGGGACGACGTACAGGGTGGGGACGTCGAGCGGCCAGGTCCCGTCGTCAGCCGCTACCACCGGACACCGCCCTCAGCCTGGCGCGTGCCGAGTCCGGAGCGATGACCGGGGCCGCGCTCGGTTCGGCCGGCGCTTCGTCCTCGTCGGTGGGCCGGTCGATGCGCCACCGGTTGGACCGCATACCGGGCATCGTCAGGCCGAGGCTGTCGGCCATCTGCCGAACCAGGGTGCCGAGGTTGACGAAGGCCTCCGGCTTCTCGGCCTCGGCCAGGCGCCGGACGTACAGGGCGACCTCGATGTACTGGCTGCACCGCTCCCACATGTGGGCCTGCGGCATCTCCCAGAGCTGGTCCCAGAGTTGGGCTTCGCGGTCGGTCTGCTCGGTGAGGGGCCAGTCGGGCGTTGCGCCCTGGCGGCCCTCGGCGGGTAGGATCGTCCACTCGCCAGCGTCTCGTTCACGCCGCAGCGCGTCGGGGTCGGGTGCCGGTCCGGACCGAGAGCGGGCGCCCCCCTTCGTCATCGCAGGACTCCGGTGGCCACCAAAGCGAGGCCTGTCACCTCACATGCGGTGACGAGGACGACGACTGAGGCGACGCCACCGGTCAGGGGACGTCGCGGCTTGCCCACGTTGGCCACTGCAACGAGGGCGCCGTAGCCGAGAAAGGCCGCGAAGGCCCAGCAGAACAGTTCCATGTTGATCACTCCAACTGGCCGCGTTGCGCGGCGAAAATGCCGTCACATTGCGTGACAGCGGAGCATGATCACCGGGGGCTCTGAACCCGGAAAACCTGGGAGCCACCTCCCCGGCGGTCCTTGTCAGATCTTGATCTTGGGGTACCCCCCCAGGTGATCATGAAAAAAATGTCACCCTGGGTAACCTTTGGCCACGGATTGGGCGGCCCTGGGTGATCATCGCCAGAGGTACAGGGCCTCGCCGTCCTGGTGCCGGTGCTCGTGCTCCGGGGCGCCGGGCGGCAGGTCCGGGTCGGGGGCCGGCCCGGTGCAGGTGACGTGCGCCAGGGCCGGCAGGAAGTGAGGCCGGCCGCACACGGTCTCCTGCGCCTCGGCCGCTGTCTGGCCCTCGCGCTCCGTCTGCTCTGCCTGCTGCTCGTCGTCCCTTGCCTTGGCCTTGGTCGTCACTGTGTCTCCTCATGTGGTGTCTGGCCGAGCCCCTTGAGCGCGGCCGCGCTGTCGGACAGCAGCGTCTTGCCGAGCACCTCGTCCCGAATGAAGGTGAGACAGTCGGCCTCGGTGAAGAAGGCGACACCACCGAGGGAGAAGCAGCCGGGCCCGGCCTGAAGGGTCGCGAGCCACGGGGCTTCGGGTGCGAAGGGGTTGGTCTCGGGGTCGTCATCGTGCTCAGCCCACCAACCGTCACGTGTCGTTGTCACGCGTTCCATCCTCCTGGCTGGTGCTTGGCTGTCTCGCTGCTGTGGCACGGTCCGCAGAGACCGCGACCATGCCGGGGATCGTCGGGGTCCAGGCCAGCGGCGACGAGCGCCTTGCGGTCGAGCGGCCAGTGATCGGCGTGCTTGCTTGGTACGTTCCTGCACAGCACGCAGGTTGGGTCCTTGGCGAGGACGCCGGGGCGGAAGCGGCTCACGTGCCCGCGGCCGTAGCCGCGCTGTCGTGCGCTGCCTCGCTGCTTCTCAGCCTCGCTGCGGTGGTCGTCGCACTTGCCGTGCTGCGTGTATTCGGGGCAGCGGGGCACCGAGCAGACGCGCCAGCTCTGGGACTTGGGCATGCCGCCTCCGCTACGGTGTCGCCCCTTGGGGGTGGTGAGCATGAAGCAGAAGCTGGACGTTCCACTCGGGATCGTCGTGGCCGGCGTGGTGCTGATGATCGGCTGCCGACTGATCACGTGGTGGCCGGGTGTGATCGTGGGCGCGGCGCTGATCCTCGGCGTCCTGGCCTCGGTGGCTGTGAAGCGGAGGCCGAGGCAGTAGCGTCGGCGCGCGCCGACGTTGGGCACGACGAAGCCCCCGGGTTCAGGTCACCGGGGGCTTCGTGTGCGTCTGTGGTGCCCATGTGCGGGCACAGCTGTACGCCGAAAGCGTTACATGTCGCTGACCTGCGGTCAAGCGGCCTTGCGGGTCTGTCGTTTGGCGGCGAGGGCGG